GGTCCCGCCGCAGCGACCAGTAGACCAGGTAGCGCAGGGAGGGCCGCTCGGGCCACTCCCCGCTCAGGAGTTTCCCTCGCGCTCCTCAAAGCCGGCCTCCAGAGCATCAATGGCGGCCTTCACCGCCACCGCCTGATGGATGATCGGTACGGCGCCGGCGTAACCCTCCGTCGCCTGGCAGAGCTTCTGGTAGAGCGCGCCGGCAGCGGCGAGGTTCACGGTCAGCTCCTGGCGGTTGAAGGGCAGATCCAGGATGCGGGCGAAGCCGCGGCGGTACTCGATGACGTCCTTGGCGCTCGGCATGCGCAGCACATGCACGGTGGTCCCGCCCGGAACGCGCAGCAGAACGCGAAAGGCCGCGCCCTCCACCACCACGTCATCCACCTCGGCCTGGCTCAACTGCTCGATGATCCGGCTGGCCTCGTAGGCATCCACCTCCTCGCCATCCTCGGCGCGGATCTTCCGGAACAGGGCCGCATCGACCTCCTCGGCATTGGGGATGGTGGTCTCCGACACCCCGCGCCCGAGCTGCTTGATGATGATCTTGCGGCGCCGTTGGCGTTCGATCCACTCCTCATCGGTCGGAAAGCGAACCTTCACCGTGCGCGCGCCCTCCGCCGAGCGAAGCTGAATGTCCACTTGGCGCCCGGAATCGAATACGTAGCTGGTTTCCATAACTCCTCCCATCAGCCGATGTTGTCCTGGCTCGTTACGACTGTGGCCGTTAGCAAACCGTTGGTCGCATCCCACAGCGGCGTGCACTCGACCTCCACGGTGACGATCCCGTCGGTATCGCCGACCACGGCCGTGCGGAAGGCAACCTTGTGGAAGGTCACCTCGATCGAGTGGTAGTCGCTGCCCGAGATCAACTCACCCTGGAGGCTGACTACGGCCGTGCCCGTGGTCTGGTTGCGGAGCTTCGTCAGTTCGGTCGAGCCGTGCTCAAAGCGCGCCGTGAACTTGAGCGAAGCCTCGCGGTCGCCGAACTCCAGGCGCCCCCGGATAGCCGCGCCGTCCTGCGTGCCCGAGCCGGGATAAAAGCCCGAGTCGAGCCTGAGGTTGTTCTTGAAGCCAAACTCCAGCGAGACCAGGTTGCGGCTGGTGACGTAGTCCACGCCGTTGATCGTGACCTGGGCGCTCGCGCCAGGTAGCAGATGCTCGGTGGTGCCGGCCGGCAGCGTGATCCCGCTCGGCTCCACCAGCTTGCCCGAGCCGGCAAAGTTGATCGTGATGCGCGAGTTTGCCCGGCCCGGTCCCGAGCCGACCGTGATGGTGAAATCCTCGACCACGCAGCCTACCGCCATGCGATCAAGCACCGCGCTCGCGCCCGGCCGGATCTGCTCGATAAAGGAGAACGCCGGCAGCTCAATGCCGCCCGTGACCGGATCCTGTGGCGTACAAGTGTAGGTGATCGCAGGCGGCGTGCCGCTCTTCACCTTGCCGCCTAGACCGAAGACGAAAGCCCAGGCGGCGATCTCGCTGGTGAGAAACTTCTCGATCGAGCCGCTCACGTCCCAGTGCGATTTGAATGTCTGGGTGGCGAACTCGTGCCCCTTGCCGAGCTCGGCCGCATCGTTTTCGGTGTTGAGCGTCACGGTCGAAAGCGCCGCATTGGTCTTAGTCAGGCTCCAGATGTCGCCTGAAACGTTGGGCGTTGAGAGGTCGGTCTGCTTCTTGTAGCCGAAGCCGATCTTGGTTTCACGAATGTTGGCGGGCATCTCAGTCTCCCATCTCGGTGAAGCTCATCGTGACTTCGAAATAGTCTGTCCCTTGCTCGTCCGTGGCGCGCTGGACCGAAGGCGGATCCATCGGATGGCAGCGCGGGTGGACCGTGGTGTAGAGCATCTTCAGTGTGCCGCCGGCGGGCACGCCGTTGACGATCAGATCGAACAAGCGGTAATAGGCCGTGGGCGGGTCGCCTTCGAGCGTCTCCCGCGCGCGGAGGTAAAGCGACAGGTTGTGTTTCCAGGCTTCGCCCGTGCCGAAGCTGCCCGGCGTGGTCCCCTGCCAGGCGACCAGGATCGAGGGCACCGGCATCTCGTAGATAGCCAGGGGCAGGCTGACGCGCTTGGGGTAGAGGTCATGGTAGGCGAAGATGCGCTCCGGATCGCCTTCCATCTCTACGACCAGCTCAGGGATCGCGCGCAGCTTTTCAACTAGCGCATCGACCAGCTCGGCCGGATTGATCATGACTGTCTGCCTCCGAGGAACCGCTCGAGCGCAAGCCTGGGCGTGATCTCGCGCAAGATGCGGCGGGCGGCCTCGATGACCGCGGCGCGGTTGCGCGGCGAGAAAACGAGCCACGGCTCGCGCCGCATGTTGGCCAGTCCCTTGATGCGTTCCTTGCGCGAGGTCAGCGCCGCTTTGGCTGCGCGCTCGCTCACCGTGCGCACGGAGAGGTTGCCGAGCATGCTGCCGGTGAGCGAAAGGTTGCGCACCGCGCGCCGCCGGAGGCGTTTGCTCTTGTAGATCGCGTAGCGCTTGGTGAGCGGCTTGGCCGGCGCGTCCGTTGGCCCCAAGCCGGCGGCCAGCCGGTTTTTCACCGCCGCCAATCCCACGGTGCCGAGCTTGAGCATCTCAAGCTGGCGAAAGTTCAGATGATCCACCCGGAGCTGCTTGCGGAACCAGATGCGAACGCTCGGCACAGATGAGCTTTGAAGGGTGGTATGACCTTGAGAACGAAGTTACAGATCGTCGGGTTTTAGGCCCGTCTTTTCGGCCAGCAGCTTCAGCGCCACTGGTCCGAGCGTCACTCGGTCGTGGTAGGCAAACAGCACATCAGGCCAGCCAGGTCTCTCCAGGATTCGGTGCGAACCCCTCTGCCGCTTGATCCGCCAGCCAATGCGGAGCAAGGCAGCCAGCGCTTTCGAAGCTTTGACCGATGGCCAGCGGCCTGCAGACTCAGGCGGCAACGAAGGACACCTGAAGTTCGCCTGGCACAGCCTCCCCGTGCTCCAACCGGTCGGCGATCAAGCGTAAGGCCAGCGCCTGCGCCGCTGCCCAAGCCTGTTTCTTCGTGCGCCCGTAAGCGGTGACTCCGGGGAGCGCCGGAATATCTGCCAGCCAGCGGCCATCCTGCTCACGGTAGAATTTGACTTCCAGCACGAAATCTTGAATCCCGCGCGTCTTGCTCATGTGCTTATCATGCTACATCAAGCAAGGGTCGCGGCGCATTCACTCTCGGCATCACACTGCCCGGTTAAAATGCAGCACCAGCCGTAGGCCGCCCTCGGCGTCAGCTTCAAGATCGACGACCTTGTAGATGGAGCCGTCCACGGCAACCTCATCGCCCCGCGCGGGCGGCTCGACGAAGGCCGCCGCCCGCACGAACAGCAACGCGTAGACGCCCGGCGCTGCGTTCTCAGGCCGAGCCCCGCTGTCCACAATGCCCGTGACCGTAAACGGATCGCCCGCCGCCGGTGTGTAGGTGATCTGGCGACCGAAGGCGCGCAGACAGGCCTCGTCAGCCCGACCGACAGAATCGGCGAACGCCATCAGGAAAGGAACGCGCCGTTGAGCCGGACGCAGCCCGTAGCGTCGCCGTCCGCGGTCGCCTTGACCGCGACGCCGATCAGTTTATTGCCGGTCGAGGTCTTGGTCGCCCGCTTGTTGGTGTTGTCCCAGTAGACGAGATCACCGGCCGACCAGGCCGTGCCGGCGCCAGTCTCGCGCGCGATGTCGAAGACGCCCTCGACCTGAAACTCCCCCTCGGCTCCGCTCGCCACGTCGGCCGCAGCCACGCCGAAGATCGAGCCGACCAGCGCCCCGCCGCCCGAGCTGACGGCATAGGGCGCCGCCAGCGTCAGAGTCTTTCCCGCTTGCACGTAGTTCTTCACGTCGTTCCTCCTTAGGCGCCCGCGTTCTTCTGCATCCCGCGCCAGTCGATCGCCTTGGCGCCGAAGTCCAGCCGGGCCTTGATTTCAACGCCGTCCACCTCGAAGCCCTGGCGCGTCTCGATGTACACGCCGTCTTGCCCTTCGAGATAGGCGTATTCGATGGTGTCGATCTGATCGGGCGAGGCGAACAGGTACCAGGCCGTGGTGCTTGCCGCGTCCAGGCGCGGTTCGGCCACCGGCGTGAGTGCCCGGATGTACTCGGGCACCACGTTGGCCGTCTGCGCCGGCGCCAGGTTCGCCGCCACAAGCTGAAAGGCAGTGAGCTGCAACGCCACCGGCACGGCCAGATACCGCGCCTGGACGTTCAGCGTGGTGGCGCCGTCCAGGCCCTTCTGTTTGGCCATCGCCGCCATGCCCGCGCCCAAGCCGGTCAGCCCCAGAGCGCTGCCCGAGCCAGTATTGAGGTTCGCGTGGTTGGCGTGGAACAACGCCACACCGTCGCCCATCGCGGGATTCGAAGTGATGATGCCCCAGACGGTGTCGCTCTCGAGCGTCGCCGCCGCCACGCCGAAGCCTGCCGGGATGCGCGTGAAGGCGCCCAAATCGTCATTGATGATCACCTGGCGGGTGATCCCGACGATCCGCCCGTAGGTCGCCAGCTTGTAGGTCTCCTTCGACTCAGCGATCGAGCCATAGGTGAACTCGCCCTTCTCGTTGACCTTCTGGAGCGCCGGCGATTCGCCGAGCTGAAGCGCGTTGATGTTCTTGAAGTCGGCCGCCGTGCGCCGCCGCGAAAACGGCAAGAACGTTCGCGGGTACGCCTCGTAAGCCTGGCGCAAGGTCTTGTTGGCCACGTCCGCCAGGATGTAGGGGAAGTCCGAGGTCGCGAGCGCCAGCTTGGCGATTTCGTTGCGGCTCAGGCGCCGCGTCCGCGTGCCGGCGGCCTCGAGGCACTCCCGCCCCAGGTCAAGCAGCGTCATGCCAAGCCAGTCCCTGCCCAAGTCATCTTTGAGCGGAAACAGCTTCGGGTCATACCGGTGAAGCAGCGAGGCCGCGATCCCGGCGCGCCGCGTGTCCACCTCGTCGCGGGTCACCACGGCGGTGGCGCTGCGAATGGGCGTCTCCTCGCTGCGCCGCGCCAGCTCATCGAGCGCCAGCCGGCGGAACTCCTCGACCGCGGTGCCGCGCTCGATGTGCTCGGCGATGAGCCGGGCGTCGAGCTTGGCGGCCCGCCCGATCTTGTCCAACTCCAGGATGCGGGTCCGCTCAGCCAGCGCCGCGGCCTGCCGCTCCGCATCCATGTTCACTTCGTTACGGGCTTCTCCGCCCGTCTCGGTGATGGTCTCTTCCATCGTTTGCTCCTGTGGGCCAGTTGCCCGTTCGAACTTGAATCCCGCGCCCGGGTCGGCGCCGATCGGCACCAGCGAGACCTCCTCGGG